CTTCGGTATCGAGTGCGTTGGAATCTCTAGTTATATCACTTTCAAGGGCAGTTTCAATCGCTGTAATTAAAGCATTTCTTAATGTATCTATGTTGGTATTCGCACCTTTAACAAAACCTAATACAACAAAGTCAATCGTGCCTACTCTCATTTTAGCACCACTTCCTAATTCTTGATCTTCTCTATTTTCTTCTGATGTTTGAATAATAACTGCTGGATATTGTGCTTGTGATAATTCTTCTAATTCAAATGGCTGTCTAGTACAGAGCTTAACATCAGGACTACTGATTGCGTCTATAACTGTTTTAATATTAGCTGCTATATCTTCTCTTACACTCATATTCTTGTTGCCCTTATTTGTTTTTCTACAAATCTATTGAATGCTTTACCTATAATATTTTCTGTTCTTGAATTAAAGCCAAAAAATTCTCTTTTTGTATTACCAAGAACTTGATTGAATAATGCTCTTTGTCGCATTTGGGCATTTGAGAAAGAAACACCAACAATATTATTACCTATTTTTCTTACAGTTTTTCCGCTAGGAGTCAAAGCACCTAACATTCGACCTGAATAAAATAAATCTACTGCTGTTTTTTTACCCTCTCTTTGTAATCGTTTTAAATAACCCTCTGAATAAGGAGCAAAAGGACTACCTCTGAAATCCTGTCCTTTGGCAGTTTTAGTTCTGATAATATCTAATAAATGAAACCCAGCTTGTAGGAGTCCTTTATCAATAAATCTGGGAAGTTTTTTTGCTAGTCTTTTAAAGTTTTTGGCTACGACTTTTGAGTTAGTTTTTAATTTAACTTCAGCAACCATTATCTAGTTAATCTTCTAAAGCCATGTAAAGGTTCTCTTTCACTAGCAGAGATTGATCCACCAGCATCGCTATCGTAACTAACCCCATCTTCCAATATAGTTTGAAATTCTTTGATGTAAGCTGATGAATAAAACTCAATCATTCTTTCAAAACGATCTTTGTCAGCTTCAGGTCTAAATTTAGTTAAAGCTGGTAGAAAAAATCTTGATAAAAATAAATAAACTCCAGCTCTTTCAAACTGGTCTAAATCTATTTTTGTATTAACCATTTCAACAGTATTTAAAACTGTGATGTCTGTATAAATATTACTTTTATACATTGGCCACCACTTGATTCTTAAATCTCTCAAAATATCATTAGTAGTTTGTGCTAACCAAGCTGTTACTTCTGATGCTCCACTTGCAATACCAAAATCAAACGCATCTGTTTGATATGCAGTTACATCAGATGCCGCTATAACATTTGCACCAGTAAAATTTGCCATATTACTTTACCGCTAATATAATAATTAAAACAGCAACCGCAATTCCTATTGATACTTTAGGATTTGCTTTAGCCATTTCCCAATATTCTTTAATCTTATCCATTTACTTTTTTCCTTTTTTACCTTTCTTCGGTTTTAATTTAACAACATTTTTAGCTTTAGCAATAATATTGTCTTTATTACCTTTTAAGCCATCTTGAACAATTTTAAAACCCTCTTTTTCGTAAGATTTTAAAAATGATTTTAATGTTGCTTCTGGATTTTTAGTTTTATTATCAATGTGAATTTTCTTATCAAAAACTCTATCATTTCTTTTTAATTGAACTTTATAAATTGTCATATATTCAACTCCTTTGTTTATTTGTTTGTCCTATGGGCGATCTCTCGCCCATAAGAATTAATCTATTACTCGATTGTAGAGTCGCCTCTAACTTCAATAGAAGAACTAGATTGTAAAGTACCAACACCATAAACTGCTGTTGCTACAATTTCGTCTGCTCTTAAAGAAGCATCTCTTTGAGATTCAACTTTTAGGTCTTGCATCATTGCTAAACCAAAAGCATCTTTATGGAATACTGCACCTCTATAATCACCAGCGTTATCTGTGTTTGAGATATTACCAGTTTCATAAATAGGTATTCCAGCTAGGCTTCCGATGAAACCAGCTCTTAATGCTTCGTTTCCTACCGCACCATTTGGATTTGCGAATGTATTAGTCAAAGATGACTTAATATCATAAGCAATATTTGGGTGTAGAACTGTTGAACAACCAGATATGTCTACAGCTTCTTTTCTTAAATCTGCTGCTGCCATAAATAGAATTGATGGAGTTATTGTTGCTGTGAAAGCACCTCTAGTAGAACCAGAGTTACCCCACTCTGCAATTAAATCTGTGTCGATTTTTCTTGCAATCGCTTCTCCAAACAATCTTCCAATGTCTGCCGCAACATTTCTAGGAGATGCGTTTCTTCCTAAATCTGTTAGCGTAGTCATTATCCCATGTTCTGCTGCTGTTATAGTAACAGAAGTAGGATTGATTGCTGTGTTAGATAAATCAGATGCTTCCGATACTGCTGCTGCACTTACTTTTGCATAAACAGGAACTTCTACTGCTTTACCACCCCCAGCGATAGCATAGTTTTTAACTAGACCACGCATAAGGGATTTTTCTGTTGCCACGAATAATGCTTCGGCTACTATTTCTGTGTATAGCTCCGACAGCGTACTCGATGTTGACTCATTTGCCATTGTTGTTTTTCCTTATAGTTTATTGTTTAACATTAATTTGAGTAGGAGCATTATCTCGCTTTTTGCGATACTCTGCATATTTAGCACGATCTTCTGCCTTACTCATATCTAAATCCTGAATATTGAATGGTTTTACAGTTTTACCCTCGACTGAACTCTGGCTTCCTGTACCAGATTTACCACTTGCGGAAAAGTGTGGATTCGCCTGTAAGAACTCCTTAACTTTTTCTTCAATTGTTAAGAGATTTCCTTTTTCGTTATAACGAATATTGCTATTATTATCAAGTATTTCTACTCTACCATCGTCATTTAATTTAATTGCATCTTTGAGTAAAGAAACCACTTGGCTTGGATTGATGGCATTGTTTTTGGAAGCAACAGCCATAATAGAATTATCAATTCTTTCTTTCTTGATTTCATTCTTATACTTTAGAATTTCTGTATCTTTTTCAGATATTCTTTGTTGCATAAGCTTTTCAAGTTCGGCTTTTGATTTAGCTTCTTTGACTAGCTTTTCTTTAGCTGCATCTTCTTCCTTTTTCTTTGTATCTTCCAATGTTCTTTGATGTTTTCTTTGCTCGGCTTCTAATCTTGATTTAATAATGTTATCAAGTTGAGCTTGGGTAAAAGTCATTTCCTTTGCTTTTTCGACTTCTACTTTTGGTGCTTCTGTTGATGTTGTTACTTCTGGTGTTACTGCTTTTGTTTGTTCTTCGGACATATTTTCTCCTATTGTTATATTATTAGTTCGCCTTGTTTGTCATACCAATCTGGATTGACATAAGACCATTGATGACGACAATTATAACCACCTCGAACCACTAAAGGGTTTCCAGATTTCTTTCCACCCCAACTCGTGCTGTTCCAAAGTCGTCTGACTTCATCAATTGTAAAAAGTCCACCTTTTCGTCTATTATATACTCCATTAACAAGATTTCTGCAAATCTCTCTTGTGGTTGGAATAATATCTCCATAATATTTAACATAAGTAAGTCCAGCATCATTAGCTTTATTGAAGTTTAATGTTGCATCAAAATCTCGTAATGAGTCGTTTAATAGCTGCCCAGCATATCTTTTCATGTTTTCCCCAGCTCTATCTCTGCCAAATTTAGATTGTAATGTAGCAACTGCTTTCTCTACCTTGCGTTGCATACGCTTTTTATTCTTATTGTTTTTAACAAACTTAACTAGCTTATTAATTTCAGGGTCTTTGGAACTTGCATATATTCCATTAATGGTTTGTCTTAATTCTTTTTCTAACACAGTAAATTCAGAACCTAATAATGTATTTTGATAAACCTTTTCAGATAAGGTTCTTGTAAAGGTATTGGAGATGTCTTTGAATTGAGTAAAGTATTGTTGTTTTAAATTTTGTATTAAAGCTAGATCGCCTTTAGTTAATTCTTGAAATTCTTTTGGTATTCTTCCTATTGTTTTAAATGCTCTTTCAA